CTTGGAACGACCTCGTTGGGCCTCTCGAAATAATTTATTATGTTCTAATATATCTGTTACATCCTGAGTGATGGTTTGATACATTCTACCATCTTCAAAATCGAATTTATGAACAGCGGCCCCAGGATTATAGAAATCCGAGGGCCTGGATGAACTTAGGTCTTTTTTTTTTCCATAATTAATCCTTAACTGCTTCTACTGGTGGAACGGGTTTTTTAACATCTTTTTTTTTACCCTTTCCTTTACCTTTTTTACCATCTTTCATTATCTAATCCTTTTATAAAAGGAGGGGAGATAACTCTCCCCTCTAATGATTATGCGTGTTTGAAGTTATAGAGAATTCCACACCCTTGAGGGGCCTTAACAACTAAACCAAATTCTGCGATAATCATTTTCTTCTCACTATCACCCATTTTTGCTAGATTAATAGTTGAGAAACTTCTCAGATATTTAAGTTCTAATTGTTTTGGATCTATAAAATACATCACGTTTCCTACTGATGTTGTATCAACAGGATCGGCAGGAGGCATGAATCTATCCAATACCATTGATATTTCTCCATAGGGAGAAACATAAACATCAACGACATTAACTACTTTCTTGGCCTGTCCTGAATCTCTGAATCGTCCAGAAAGCCCTGGACCTGCGCTAATAGCAAAGTCTGCAATAGCTTCCATTGTTTTTGGTGAAGGAATAGCAAAATCAAAATCTGCACCTATTTCCCACATTTTTCTCATGACTTTATCAATTACTGCTGGACTCATTAAATCTGGGGTTCCTGGTACTGCACCACCGGATACAACAGTTGACGTAGCATCAATTGTTGCAGGAGATGTCGAATCAATCAATTGATGAGTATCTACAATGTTGGCAAAATTTCTAGTTACTCTAGCTATACCTGTAGCACCATCATTGGCATCAGCACCAGCGCCCATATCTGTAGTTAATAATCTTATTCCTACTGGAGCATTGGATAAACCCAAAAGAGTAGTCTCAATATCTCTTTTAATCTCTTGGGATTTCTTCGCCATTTGATAGGCCATTTCTGATTTTCTGCCATATAAATCTACCGCTTCAATAGTTCCAGAGGCCTCTACAAGTTTTCTAAAAATCTGAGTATAGTTTTTTTCTTGTGGAACTTGTAGAACTGAATCTGTTGCCAAAGTCGCGGCCCCATCTGCTCGTTCACCTTCTAAAACTCCATCTTGCACTTTAGCATCTGCTAATTTATCCAAATTCCATTGAAACAAAGTATTTTTGGTTGAGCCTCTTTTACAAGAACTCATAAAAGGAGTATCGGTTGGCGAAATATTATAAATAATATCTGATACATCTTCTTTCATTAATTTCTGGCCGCCGGCATTACCACCTATGATGGTTGTTCCAACGACTCCTGATATTGTTACTGGTGTTGCCATAAAATTCTCCTATATCATCGTTTCAAAAACGGATACGGCATCCTCAAGTGATCCAGATTTTTTAAACCTTTCCATATCTTGGGTTTTCTTATTTGTTGGGGTAATTCTCGTACCCTTTCCAGATAAGACTTTGCCAGTAGTCTGTTTTTGATTTGTTATTTTGTTTTTGATTTCTTTAGTTTTATCAAATTGACGTGCTTTATGGAGCATAATAAAAACGCCAGGGTCCGTATTGTTTAACAGTTCATCTTGGTTCATGCCAATGGATGTCCCGTATTCTATAAGCCCGTAGTAAGCATCTTTATTCCAGTTTGAAAAAACACTTTTTAGCTTATTAACACAATCGACTGCTTTTTTCTCAACCAGAACTTTATCATGCTCGGTAATCGAGTTGAAAAAATCTTCTGATTTCTTTTGTAACTGAGCAATTCTATCCCTGGCGGCATCATGCTGGGATCTGTATTTGATATAATCCTCAGGATTGACTGATGCCATATAGGCCCAATCTACTCCTTCAAATTGCTTCAAATTCCTTTCTGCTTCCTCAGTTAAGAGTCCAAGTCCGGCAGCGTACTTCTTTCTAGAATCGGTAACGATTGCCATCTCTTGCTCTAAAAAGGATCGTTGTTGTGCTAATGCTTGTGCTTTTCTGGTGTAGTCATCTTGTCTAAGGAAACCATCTTTCCATTCCTTCGCAGCCCTTTTTTCACCAAGAATTTCTACTAAAGATTGTTCTGGATTTTGATTGTCTGGTTGATCGGAGTCTTCCTCAGATAACTTCAAATCTTCGTCATCAGTTGTTTCTTGTTCGACTTGTTCTGGTGCTTCTTCCGGTTGCTGCGGTTCTTCTTTTTCGATAATTTCTTCGAATTGTTGTGCAGAGTCCTCAAGTGTTTGGGGATTGTTCTGAACAGTTTCGATCGCTCCTTGATCAAATGGCATTTTTTCACTCCTTGATTAGATATTATTCAATTTAATGTATTACGCAATACTAATATTTTACTTCTCTCGCGTTTGATTGCTGAACTTTATCAGAATCAGTCTCCGGTTCTGATAGTGCCTTAAGCTGGACAATAAATTCATCCATTCCTTTCTTTTTATTTTTAAGTTCCAGCATCTTCTCCCCATTGGCATTAGGTGAGAACATTTGATTGATGTAATAATTAGTCTTCTCCCCGAAAGCTATTTGGAGTACCTCATTATTTAGTATTTCCTTTGCTTTTTGCTGGACTTGTTCCTTTGTTAGATCCACCTGAGGCTCCTTTTTCTACTTGTTTATCTTTTATTTTTAATTCCGACTTTTTTAGTTCTATCTCGGCAAAATCCACATTTTCCTGATGCTCCTGTTTCCTTAGATCCAAGTCTGATTTTTTGGCATCATTTTTAGCCTCTAATTGAAGTTTAAGTTGATTATGTTGATCCTGAATCTGAACTTTCTGAACTTCTACTTGAGATTGGGTAGAAAATAACTGAGATTGGGTTTGCTTAACCTGCATTTCTAGCTTTTGCATTTGCTCCATTAATTGTTGTTGCTGTTGCTGAGATTGTTGTTGTGCCTGACTTGCTTGCTGATATTCTGGTGATTGAGGATTAAGCAGGACAAAATCTCGACAATCTATATTCATAAACTCCATTACTTTCTGTAATAGGAAATATTGCTGATTGGTACCGTAATTTAGTTGTAACGCAGGACTTTGCATGAACATTTGATGAAGGGACATTAAGCTCTGGGATTGCTTAATCTGCTCATCAGGGGTTAATGCGACATTTACCCTAACCAGATCCCTGAATATGAAGGTCTGAGGATTAACCTGGACATAGTCTCCTCCTATTTCAATCATCTTTTCTTTGGTTTCATAGGTTTTCCCAAGCAGGTATATCCTTTTCATAACCTGAGCTAGACAATCGAGCGCCAAATTCTTAGCGATCATCATGGGACGTCTGTTACCAGCATTGGTCTGTGATTGAACTAGATTGTAACTATTTTGATTTGAGATAGCAGATGGGTCCATACCCTGGGCAAGCTTAGAAAAGCCCGTAATAGAGACTTTATCATCCTCGACCATATTTAAAATATTAAAGGTATCAGGATTCATTGGAGCTATTGGGAAAGCTTTTATAGCATCAATATTGGTGGTGTCTATAACTGAGCCTGGCTTATTCTCCACTAGATCTCTAACGTTTCTAATAAAGCCAAGGTCTGCTACGAATCGGGAGTTATTGGTTAATACCAGGTTATCTATAATTTGTCGCTGGATGACCGATTTTGCCATCTGGACATGCTTAATTATGTCGTAAACGCTCATGCCATAAAATTTATGAGAGATTGGATACGGCTGGAATACATGGAAAGGAATATCTTGAGTTTCCTCATAACTGAGAAGTTTTTTTCCACAATAAAATGCCTTATATAGTTTAGCTATTCCAGTGCCTTCTATATCAATCTTTTTATAAATCTCATAAAGCACGACCTTTTCCATTTCTTTAGTATTAGTTTTGCCATTTAAAAAGGTCTGGTCTGTACCATCAAAAGAATTCCTGGCACTTTTTTCGTTATCAGTCAAAAGATCAAATGTTTCTACTCCTTTAATCTCGTTTATCATATCCCAAGGAAAGCCAAACTCTATTAGGAAAGATTTAGTGACCAACTTTCTATGAGAAATGACATCTGCGTCTTCCAAGCAAGTTGCATTTCTGGAAATAAGAAAATCCTCAGGTGGGACCACCTCAATTTTTACGCTGGAATTATCTATAGTGTAGGTTACCGATCCAGAGTATACATTAGGAATTTGCTGTTCTATCTGCTGTAATTGCTGTTGAATTTGAACGATAGCTTGCTGTGGATCTGGACCTGTCTGAGGACTAGGAGGTTGACCAGGTTGCTGTGGAGCTTGCTCCGGTTGAGGCCTCTGAGCAGCCTGCATTAATTGTTGAATCTGTTGCTGCGCCTGTTGTTGCATTTGCTGGAATTTTTCAATCGCTTTAGGATCTTTTTCAGGCCTAACATCTTCGTTTACAATTTCAATCGGACTATTTTTTAATAGCTGATATTCTTCCTCTGATATCTTATCGAAATTCAGCGTGTCAGTTTTTTGACTTTCATTCCAATAGGTTTTTATCACTCCTGTTTTGGCAACTAGTCCATCATGAGCAACATCCATTAGGATCTTATGTCCCTGGTTCTCTACATAGAAGACATGGTTGGCATAGGCAGTAGCTTCTTTGGCCTTAAAATAATCATTCTTATTTAAAGGAGGGAAATAACAGATATTCTTATGTGCTTCGAAGGTTTCTAGAATTAGTGCTTTGATACCCTCTACCGTTGATAGGACATCCTTGGAAACATAAGTGCTCCTATTAGGCAATTCATTTCCTAATTCATCACCGTAGTAGTAGTAATATGACATTTCCCGAAGATTTGAGACCTCCGAAGTATTAAAGTCCTCGACATCATTAATATCCTGTCCTATAACCGATTCAATCTCTTCAAAGGTTAATTTTTCTGGTTTATCGTCAGAAGATTTATCGACCTCTGGATTAAATACTGGCCCTGCAATTTGCATTTTAATACCTCAAATTTGGATGGTATGCAGTTAAAGTCTCAATTCTTCCTAGCTCAGATTTTCTCTGACCAAATCTCTTTAACATGATTAAAGCGTATCTCATCGCATCCATCAAGTCGTCGTCTTTTTTAATAGGTAATCCGGTCTTCGGGTTTCTCCTATAAGTCTTTATCTGAGTTATTAAATCTCGATTATTATTAAAAATAAATAGTCTTCCAGAATTTAATCTCTGTTGGATCTCAAGCAGTCCAGGCTCCACGAAAGTTGAACCATCAACATTATGAAATTGACGGAACATATTTACTCCAGCATCCAAATAATAATCCTTAAGAAGAATTCCTGAACCTGGCGATCTGCTATTAGCGTCATGAGGGTATGAAACTCTTATTTTCTTTGCTACGCTATTTATACGTTGTGCATGACCAGGAGGTGTTTCATCGGCCTTCCTCCAGCTATGATAGATATAAATTATGTCGGTATCGTCGTCGATCGCCGCAAAAATGCAGGCAGCAGGATGACCGATTCCAAAGTCGATTCCGGCCATAACCCTGTAGTAGAGTGGGATCTCGAAAGGATCGCAGATAACGTCCTCATAGTTAAATTTGTATATAAGCTCAGAACCAAAGGAAGGTATCCCCTTAGTCTTGGCCTCAATAAGATGAGCAGGAATCGCCGCAAGTAATTGTTGTTTTACACCATGGCTTATATGAGGTGCCCTATCCCATCCTACATTTAATACAAATTGACCTGGCTTTGGATTGTTATAAATCAGATCAACAAGTTCGGTTAGACCAGATTCAGGTGTGAAAGATAGCAGCACAATACCACCGTTGCCATTATCAGCAGTAGCAGTTCTGGCAAGACATTCTCCATAAAACCTCAATCCATCGTGTAATGGTTCTTCATCTATTAAGACCACATCAAATACCTGTCCTCCAAGAATTGATGGGCCCTGTTCATAAGATCTAAACTTTAAAATCGAGAATCTATCCGTATCCCTCCAGCGAATCTTAATTTCTCGAATCGCATTTCTAAGAAGTGGGGATGGTATGTAGCCATCCAAATTAGCAACCGGAATAAGGCCATTACCATCAAATTTCTTATTCTTAAGATCAGCGATCCCAATAAGTTCTTTTTGAAGTACATCCCTAATAGATTCACCTGAGACTCCGCAAGCTATGGCATTAATGGGATGATTAAAAACCTTCCCTTTCCACCATTTTGGGTAATTTCCCGTTAAAAAATAACTTAAAACAGAACAGGCCGAAAAAGTTTTACCTACTCTGTTTGCACATAATAAAGTGCATTGCTTATTTTCTAAAGTGGAATTTGCATAATCTATTTGCCAGTCATACGGTGACCAGAATTCAATTTTTCTTTCTTTTGCTGCTAATTGGTACTCTTTTTTTAGCTGAACGAAAGCATCAAGTGTTTCAGAAAGTTGGATCTCATTTGGCTCCATGAATTATTTTATTCTACCTTTTTTGGTATAATAAGATCCTGGCTCCTGGCCTGAAGTACCGCTAAGGCCCTTAAGTTGCATATATCTTTTAATTTGCTCAGTAGTCCATCCTTTTCCAGGAATTTCTGCTGCATTTTCAGGCCATCCAAGATTATCTTGGGATAATTGAGGATAAGGATAATCAGATGGTTTAGGATGTAAATAACTAGCAGGGCCCCTACCGGAAGTCGGCCTTTCTAAAACTCCTTCTTGGGTTGATTGTCCTTGATATATTTCACTAGGTAATGCCGGCCCAGTTTCTATTGGGGCCATATTGGAAGCAGGACCCCTACCGATATTAAACCCTCTTGGATCTTGGTCAGGAGGGTAAAAGCTTGGAGGACCTCCACCACCACCAGATGGATCAATTGGATTCATTTTTCTTCTGTTAGATGGGATAGGAGGCATCTCAGGCATTGTAGGCATTGGACTAGAAGGCATAGGGCCAATACCGCCACCTCTAGATGGTTTAGGCCCGAACAAATCCTCTCGGTAATATGGCGAACTAGGATCACTCGCTCTTCTGAAATATTCTGATTGTGGATCTTCAGGCTCACCTCCGCCACCGTAGTTTCTAGGACTTTCTAAAACACCTCTTCCAAATCTTGCCATATTATTCTCCTTCTTCTAATAACTTTTTAAGAGACTCCTCAGGAATACCTAATTGTTTCAACTCATCCTCAATATCTTCCTTAGGTCTGCTCACTGTTATTTTATGCTCAATAAAGTTTTCTGTGCTAGGTGTAAATTTTGCTCTACAACGCAAGTAGAACATAATCATGGCAGACTCTCCGGCATTTATTTTTTCAATCATTTTGCCGACTACCAGACTATTGAAGTCAGCGGTCCCAAGTCTTAGCTCATAGGCATAGACTTTTTTGAGCTTAACAAGACTAATACCCAAAGCAGCAGCTATATCTTTGTCACCAGTTCCAGCAATTTTATAAAATCTAACTCTCATCCTGGTATCTGGAGTAGGTCGGTGTTCTTTTCTAAGATCTGGATCATAATCCTGAGTTACCTGCTTAAAATACTGCATTTTGAAAGCAGGATCAGATGACATTTGCGCCATCTTTTTAAGACTCATAGGTTCGGTTACAATTTCTGGATCTTGTTCTTCCATTCTCATAGTATATAGCTATTTTTTAGTGCTTTGCTAAATCTACCCCTTTTTCCAAAAAAAACGGGTCTAGAAAAAGACTCACCTATAAATATGTTCACTTCCCTTCTCCTCCTATTCAACTTTTCTGGGGTCATTTTCAATTCCAGCATATATCGTGGAATTATATTAGACCTTTTTTGGTCTAGCTCATACGGAATCATAGTCTTCTTGAATTGATCCAGTCCAATGTCCATTAAAAGGCTTAAAAGTGCATCAAATTGGCAATTAATTAAAAATCCGAACCATTTGTTCAAATAATCCTCATATTCTTCTAAATCCGTTCTAAATAATCTAACAGCATCGCTCATATTAATCCTGGCAATATCGGGAATACCATCTTGGATATGTCCAATCCCTATTTTCATCACATTTGAGTCTAGAGTTGGAATTTCGAAATAATCTTCGAATTTATATAGGAATTTCATTATTTCTTCAGATGCTCGCAAATAGGATCTCGTAGATATAGTGGTTTTAATCAATAAATTCCTATAGTTTTTCTTTTTCCGTTGAATATCTTTCAAATTATTCTCAATATTTGAAACTTTACTTGCTGTAGAGAATAGACAAATTCTGCAATATGCCCCCTTTTCCTCATTTCATCCTGAAATATGATTTGATTTTGCCATCTAATATAATTCTTGTCGGTATGAAGTTCTTTTCGGAGCCAGTCCTTTCTGCGATCAATGAAGTCCCAATCTTTATAGATCTTAACTTCAAACCAGAAGGTCTTTTTCCGGTGAATGAATAAAATATCACTCATACCTTTACGAAAAAATTTATTTTGTTGGGGAATTAAGATAACTCTACCATCAGGAAGTTTTTTGATGGCACCATTATTAACAATCTTACAGGGATAGCCGTCATCAACGGTAGATAGCCACTCCAGAAGAGCGGCCTCTATCTGATGTTCGTTTAACCCTAGTGCTTCTGCTGGGTCTTTTATTTTTTTCATCTTCCTTGAACCAATCGGCGCAGAATTTAGCTATTTTTAAAATATTCTTAATATTTACTTCCGCGCTCTTGACCGTCAAAAATCTATAGAGTGTTATCTTGCAGACACCAGAGATTCCTGAAAGCTGTCCATAGCTCAGTCTCTTTTTCTTCATTATAGATTTCAGTTGTTTTTTTAAATTTTTACAGACAAGTTCATATTTTTTCATCGAGTAATAATTTCATTAATTAGATGCATTGTCTAGAATTCCGATCTTCATTCGTTTCTTGGATTTCTTTTTCCTAATCTTTCCACCATATTCCTTATCCCATCTAGCGGCGATTTCTGGTTTATTAATATGCATCCATGCTCTTTGATCTTGGCTTTTATAAGGCATTTGTCACCCCTGTAGTCCTCTTGATAGGTTAGCATAATCAAAAATACTTGTTCTCGCTGGTGGATTTTCTATTGGTGGCCCTTCAAGAGAATCACCTAAATCCATTCCTGGAATAGGAATACCGTTTTCCACCGCCATTTCTATGGCCTTATCATGATTCCCATGAAGAAGTTCATACGCCACAAGTCCTAGAGTAATCCAGGGAAGACTGTTTCCAATTGTCTTGAAAGCTTCTGCCCTGGAAAACTTATTTTTCTTAAGGAATTTGGCCGCATCAGTTGCCGACTCTTTTAAAATGGATAACGGATTTTCTCCATTCTTTTGCAAATCATCCAGCATAGTTTTAAATTCAGTTATCTTAGGTGTCGGAGCAGGCAATTGTTTAGGTGCCTCATACATTGTCCAATTGGGTTTCTGAGGTATAGGTTGTTCTTTGGCAAATTCCTTCCAGGTCTTAGGATCGTAAAGAGACTTTCTTCTGGAGTATTCATCTGCAATATGCTTAGGAATAGGAGGAGGCTCTAATCTACCAGGAATCTCTGTAGCGAAATGGTCAGGTACTACCTCTGGTTTTGGTTTAGTTAGTTTAGGGATAACCGGAGCAGCGTCTTTGAGTCTTTCATTAAGCAGATCGGCATAAATGCTTTTCTCCTGAAGACCTTCTGCTATCCTTTTGCCAGCTTTATCCAGAGTTGCCTTACTCTTATTTAAGCTATCTTTTACATAGTCAGGATTCCAGGGGATTTCACTATCTAGTGGAACACCACCCTTCATATCTTTTAGTGCATTGTCTAATGCTCCTCCGTATACTTTCTGAAAGTCCTTTTTTTTATCTTGAATCTTTTGGGTAAATTCTTTGCCGAAATTATTTAATCTATCTCCAGCAGATTTTAATTTAGTCTTAGCTTCAGGAAGTTTCATGGCCTTTATCTTTTTTTCTTGTGTATAGCTTTTAGGTTTGGCATATCCAGGACCAGATTCTTTTCCCATGTTAGGATATTCATTGGTAGAGATAGGTCCAGTTTCTTTTGGGATAATAGGTTTCTCTAGTTCTTCGAAAGAAGCAGCAGTTTCATCCACTGTCTTAGATTTAATATCTTTAGGGCCTTTTTTAATCGGTGTCTTGGTTGGAAGTTCTATCCATTTTATAGATGATGGAATCTCTCCTCTGTCTGTTGCGTCCAAAAGTTCATCATGAATTTTTTCTCGTAAATCTTTATCAATTTCCAATTTATCCAGAAATTTATTGATCTCAGGAAATTGTTTAATAAGAGGCAAATCTGTTTTTTTATAGGTTATTTTCCATTTCGCCATATCTACCTCTGATTATTGTTAAAATCTAACACGCCTTTAGGTCTATTCCATGGATGTTCTATATAATAATCCAAAGATCCTTGTGGTGGACCTAATTCCTCTCCGAAGTCTACACCTGGAGGAAGAAATGAACCTACGGCTATTTCAGCAGCTTCTACAGGTTCACCTCTCATTAAAGCATAAGTCGCAAGTGCTGGTGCTGCCACCTTAGCGATAGGACCTATGGACTTAATTATGTTCTTTCCGCCAAAACCTTTTAAACTTTTAAGCCAAGCACCCATAGGATTAAGTGGATCACGATTTTTATAAACATCCTTTATTATTGGATTTAGTTTTTTCCATTGAATTTTTAAATAGTGTTCTGGATTTAATTCATTACCTCTTGCTATATTTTCGAGCGCTTGTTTTCTAAAAGCCTTTTCACTTAAAAACGGATATTGAGTGGCATGAACTTCCTTCCAATTCGGCATTAATTCAGTTAATCGAGCATTTGATTGTGCAGTTTTAAGTATTTTATTTTCTGCCAGACGGGCTTCGTATCTTTCATCACTCATTTTTTCATAGGACAGTTGCCCAATAGTTTTACCCTTTGCGGCCTTGGCCCTATTATTTGCCTTAACATACTCCATCTTTCTAGCAACTTTATTTTCAGGTTTTAAATCTCTGGCAATTCGTTGGTCCCTTCTGTTGGTATGCAGTATTAAGTCATTTTTAACTGCTTGGTCATTAAGATAAGTTCCTATTACCCTATTGTTCCTTAAAACTCTTTCATGGTCGGCATCCGACATTTTCATATAAAAATCTCTTTCAGGATATGGACCAAATCTTTCCTCATAAATTCTAAGATTTTCTCCTTTAGGTGGATGATATGTTCTTCTCCCAGTTACAACAGGTGTTGGTGTGAGTTCATCCGCTACTTCCAGTTCTTCTAGAACTTTCGGTCCTGCCAATTTAGCCAATCGTTCCTTCTCAGCAAATGCAGCTTTAGCACGTTCAATCATTATTTCTTCAGGTGTAAGTGCCCCCTTCGGCGGTTCCTCTATACTCGCAGGCATCCTTCCTAGGGCAAATACGTTATCCATATACCTATTCATTTTCTAGTTCCTTTCAAGATATTCTCTAGGTGCCTAACACCGATAGATTCCTGAGGTAGATCAATTTTCGCCAGATTCCATTTACTAAGCACCTCCGCTCCTAGTTCAGAGCATTTTCTTTTCCTGGTAGCAGAGCCAAATGGATTTGCTATATCTTTCTTGAAAACAGTCTTCGCTACTCGTTGGATGAAGATTCCAATAGCACTAAGGGTAGCGTAAGGAACTCCCTCAGATCCTTCTAGAAATAGTCGGATATCTTCGAATTGATACTTAT